ATATTTTGCGGAATATCTCATCCAACATGTCTTCCATCTCACGATCCGTCATCTTTATCCTCCCAATAACTAATGTGCGGTTTGTTTTCTGTAGCCTCACTGACCTCGACATAAATAGTAAAACCATTTAGTTCGATGTAAGCAGACACAGGACTTCGAACGTCAACTATCATCTCTCACCTCCATGTAACTTTCGATTAATCCTTGCGCGACTTGCGCTGTGATGGCGTTGCCGTAGGCGCGGAGTCGTCCCACCCTTGCGGTAGCCCCATCAACCAACGGGAATGTGCAGGGTTCAACTGGCCTCCACTTTCCATCTCGGCATCTGAGCCAGTCAGCATCTGACCAGTGACCGTTAGTCTTGCCGCTCCGTCCTCGGTCCACACCGCCATCTGTGCTTGTGCCCCCGTGTTCCAACCGTGCTTCCCGTTCAGATGTGACGGTGCTATGTTCGTTCCGCCCGTCATCGATGTCGGTGTTGCCCATCCCGATAGTTGAGCCGCTACATCCAACGTGTCCGTGCTGATCTTGCCGTTCCGTATCCGACCGCCCTGATACCCACCCTTGTGGTCGCGTGTCGTCGGTGTCGGCCACGAACCAGAGACGTTGCCTGATGTGCGGAGCACCGAAGCCCGCAGAGCAGAGATCAAATGACCCGATGGCGTAGTCCTCTCCTTCCATGTCAGCTTGTACAAGGTCGATCCAACCGAGGCCGTCTTTGCTTGCAACCTGTTCGCCAAAGACCGTTGAAGGTCGGCACTGTTCGATGAGGTGGAACCAGTGAGGCCAGAGGTGCCGCTCGTCAGTAATCCCTTTTCGGCTACCTGCGTTGCTGAAAGGTTGACACGGACAAGATCCTGTCCAAACTGGTCGGTCGTCTTCCCACCCTGCGGATCGGAGTGCGTAACTCCAGACCCCGATCCCTGCGAAGAAGTGACATTGAGTAAATTCTTGAAGTTCATCTGGTCGGACATCTGATATGCTCCTCTCGTCCACTATTCCATCTGCTATATGCCCAGACCGAATTAACGATCTGAGCCATTCTGCGGCGTATGGGTCTATCTCATTATAATATGCTACCATGGTTCCACCATAATCTTGAGCGTCCGCGCATCCACAAGCCTACGCTTGTATTGCTCTGCGGTCGGATGATCATGAGCCAAATCCTCAAGGTGCTCAATCATGTGATCCACCGCAACTTGAAGCACGTTCTTCTGACCTTCGCTTAAAGTCCACGCTTCCTCATTAATAATATGAATTGTGTTCGTCTCACTCATATCGATCCTCCTCTACTGGTCGCCAACATTTATCCTTGCCATTCTGATACTCACCCTCAAACATCGAACCTTCGTCCTGATAATCAGCAGAAATATCTAAGCCCATCTCGTGAAGCCTATCCCAAATTGGAATAGGTGGTGCCCATGCCGTCCAACAACGGAACGTAAAATACTTCGTAGGCATAGGATAATGATCCATCTCCTGCGGTTCTTCAATAATCTCAGCCGCACAAATATCCCACTTTGTATTCCAATTGTCATTGCGCCAGTCGTACCAGTTCGGACGATCCTGCGCCTCGCACATCTTGCGCTCCTCATCGCCCAACGCACCGTGAAACATGGTACTCGGCTCTGGAATTACAGCGTTCAAAAACTTCTGTTCCTTGACCGCCTCGTAAAGACGGTCAATTTCTTTTGGATTACCTGCTAGGTAAACACTCTGATAACAATGATTAGGCATCGAAATGTCCTCTCCAGATATTCATGGCCTCATCAAAAGACACATCATTTAAGATTACCGCATCAGGCCAATGACGCTTCAAACTATCAGACTCGTATCTGATGTCATAATCATAGAGACCCATCTTACCTTCCTTATCTTTTCGGTAAACAACCTTGTTCTTTTTCAAGGCTCTCTTCACGTCTTTCTTGTACAAGAAATTAGTTACTTGCTCAGAACACCAACGCTCAAAGCTTTGCTCCAATCCTTCAGGGAAATATTTACATGGATCTGTGTTCGGTAATGATTTAAAATACTCATCAATCTTTGTCATGGTCTGACGATACTCACGATAGTCGCCTTTGAATTTATCGTGTGAGTAATCACGGTCACATCCACCATGACCATCGTTGCTCACCATGGCAAAAGGCTTGCCGTCCAGATAGACAGTCGCAGTGTAGCAATATGTTTCCTCACTGCCTGATGCAAAATGCTTGATAGCTTTCATTTCTAAATTCATAATCTTTCCTTTCTATATGTATTACAAATGTTGAATGGTTGTAGAATAGCAGATGGGGCAGGGGTGTCAACAAAAACCTATTGATTACACCTATTACGCACATTCAGCGAGAAAAATATTTTTTTTTTTTTTTGAGTAATTTTTTTTGTAATCAGCGTAAACAGCGTAATCAACACCTTATTTATATAGCCCAATGTGATTACACTTGATTACAAAATGACCCAAATGATTACGGTAGTTTCCTTATATGGAAGTTTTGAAATGTCCAAGCTTGCCAAAAACAGTGTAATCAGCGTAATCATATGTAATCATATTGATGAGGGGAACAATGGCTTCGATCAAAAAGAAAATTGAAGAAGAACATGGGAGACAATTGACCAACAGACAGATGACTTTTGCTACTCATATTGTGGAAGGCATCTATTCAAATGCAGAGTGTGCAAGGAAGGCAGGGTACTCTGAAGATGTAGCACCAAAGCAAGCATCAATACTTTTGAACGGTCGGGATTATCCACACGTTGTGGAGTACATCCAAGAACTGAGAGACGAAAGGGAAAGACGATATGGTGTCACAACCATTGGTCAATTGGAACGATTATATACTTTGTCTTTAGGTGCAGAAGATGCAGGACAATTCTCAGCCGCAATCAATGCGGAAAAAATCAGGTCGGCTTTGGGTGGTTTGACCATCGATAGACGAGAAACAATAAACACAATCGATCAATTATCTAGGGATGAAATCACTGCAAGATTAGCGTCTTTACAGAAACAATATCCACAGGCATTTCAGATCGATGGGGATTACAAGGATGTGACTGATGAGCAAGGGACAAGAAGCAAACTTCTGGAGCATGATAAGGCAGAACTTGCCGAAGAAGTGCTTCGCAACGAGGATTGAAAACAAGCATGGGGGCGGTGTTCCTGATTGTCATATGGTTTGGGATGGGTTGCCGTTTTGGTGTGAGTTGAAGGTAAGCAAAGGAAACGCGGTAAAAGTCTCACCCCATCAAGTTGCGTGGAATATGGCTTATTGGGCAAGAGGTGGGTCAAATTTTTTCTTAGTAAAGAGCCTCAAGGACAGCGATCTAATTTTATTTGACGGTGATCAGGGGGCAGATTTGATTAATGGTGGGATATCCATGGCACGTGGTCAACGGTTCAAGAACCTTGCGCCCTTGTTCTGCGCCTTGCGCCCTGTTTTAGAATCTAGAATGTCTTGCGCCTTGCGCCCTGCGTCTTGATTTGTTTCTTATATGCGCGTGTGTCCAGGGATACTATGATTTGTGTCCAGGGAAAGAGTGAAGGGGCCGAGGCCCCTTTGTTTAGTGTTCTACTATCGCTATTGATTTGGCTTTGCTCGATCCCTTGCAGAGTTTGCAAGCGGTGCATTGTACCCGACGCCCCGCTTCCTTGGAAGCTGGACAAAGTGTTTCGTTTTGTTTGTCCAAGTCTAATAGATCCTTAATTACTCGGAAGGTTCGACGCCCCGCTGCCCAATGTTCTTTTGCTTGCTCGTAAGTATCGGCAGATTGCATACAAATTTCGGACATTTTCCCCTCTTGATGGGTGTATGCTGTCCAAGTATTAGCTTGGCTTAACAAATTATCCCAAACATAACGCGGCACGGCGGCGGGATCACCATATGTTCCGAGCCTTACAAATCGCCCTCGGCCCATGTCTGTTGCGTTGCCGTGTTCATATCGTCCAGCCTTGTAAGACTTCCAAACAATCAACGGGCCTTGAAATAGTTTGACNTAACAGCGACGACCNTTTGCAAGCTTGCGNTTTGGGTCGTCGGTCGTTTCCCCTCTCATGATGCAAGAACCACAAATAGAAAAGTCTTCGCCTGTCTTGCTTGCTTCCATTGGGTTTATATCTTTACAGAGAATGTACGTCTGGACAACGTGACCAGTTTTAGTGTTGCGATCCGAATAGACCGCAACAACTACAATAGGCTTATCGTCTAATAGACTAGGCCCTTCATATAAAATGGCACTTTTCATTGGTCGCCTTTAAAGTTATTCATGCCCGGGTTTTGATCTGCCCATAGTGACGCGGCGTCCAATAGGCCCGGGAAATTGTTCCGGATAATTCCGAGATTGTAATGATCCATTTGAGCAAGTGCGCTGTGCAACTTGTCAATTGCTAGGTCCAGATCAAAGGCTCTAGTATCTGCCATTTGATACTCGCTAACCATGTAGTCTCTAAAGTTTTTCATGAGATAATATCCTTTCTACTGTCTCAAGATTATTCTAAACGATTGTATGTAGAACACAAGTAAATAATTATTAAGGCTTGTAAGTTTTTCGTATGTCTTGCGGCCTTGCGCCTTG